CAGCAACTTGGATCACAGTGCCAGCAACATCCAAACCTGCGATCTTCTCAGCACTGATGAGACCATCGCTAATCTTGAAGGTTATCATGGCTTTACGAATCACCGAAGGATCAACTGCAATAGTCTCCTTGGTGTTCATGTTCAGCACAGTCTTGGGTTGTGCAAATTGCAGCATGTTGCTCTTGATGATCTCCTTGATCGGTTGGAAGAAGGAGTATTCCAGTGCCACGGCGCTCATCTCCTGACGAGAGTTTGCGTTGCTCATGACAGTGTCGAATTCACGACGAGTCTTGTTACCTTTCTGGAACTGGCCTTGCTGCACACGATTCTGACCGTTCGTGATTTCTCCCATCTGCACGATGCTCTGGGAAAGTTGCAGGATTTCACCCACACCATTGTCTTGGTAGGGGATCGGCATCACAGCACCTTCGAAGCCCTTGCCAAACTGCGAGTTCTTCACAGGGATGCGAGCAACAACATCGGTGTTCTCAATATCTTCCTTGCGCACACGAGTAGGATCATACAGCATGCGGTCATAGACTTTCTTCCGCTGCGATGCAAGACCGCTGTTAAGAAGTGCCGAGGCGACTTGCTGTGCAGGAGTAGCGTTTTCTGCAAAACTCTTGGACTGCCAGCCGAGACCATCGTTGCTGGGCTTGCATACGATGATAGGGAGCATGTTGTGCGCATTGGTCTGGCGTTCAGCGTAGATCACCACTTGGCGGTTGATGATGATGAACTTCCAAATCTGCACGTTCTGAGGATTCGGTACTCGTGTGAGTCCGAAGTCAAGAGGGATGATGCGAGCGTACAGGACTTGCCACTCGTAGCTGTTCCGGTAGCTCCACTGCTGAGTCTTGTTTCCTGCAATGCCAACCCAACTCATCCAGTCATGTTCCTGCTGTGCTACTGGTAGCAGTGCGTCAGGATTGATCATGGGGAGATAGAAGCTTGCATCTGCAGCTGTGGAGCTGATAGTGCTGTCACCACATTCGAACGCCTTCTTAGCATTCATGGTGAACTCTTTCGGCAGGTCTTCCATGCGCTTCTTCATGGTGATACGAGAGATCATCTCGCTGTAACCTGCGAATTCACCCTCCAAGTGATTCTTGTCAGGACTGACACGAGAATCCAGCAGCAGGTTGTAGCTGTCCAGATCCTTGATGTTGTTGCCTTCGTAGATAGTCTCAGTCGGCTCGCCCTTGCTGATGTCATTCAGTTGCGGAGTTCCCACGTTGTAAATCTTCTTCTTCTCCCAGACTACCTCGACAGCACCAAGATCGTACTTGAGACCTTTGCGCATGCACTTCATCAGCTCTGCGGGCCAACCGAATCTACTGTGATCATCCATCATGAGAGCATCAAACTGTTTCTGCGCTTCTGCCTCTGTGGGAGGTGCCACAGTTGCAAATAGCGGATAGCCCGTCAGGAATACGCCCGACAGGTATGCCAAGGCGCTTTCCGTTTGCGGCATCACCACAGGAACAGTAATGTTCTGCAGTTTCTTTGCATCACCAGTCTGATTAGCAAACTTCGCACGCATCTGCTCTGGTGTGAGGTCAGCCTCACGGTAGTACGCCAGGTCTCGTTGGCGAAGCTGATTGCGGATGTTGTAACTGGTGCAGAACTGGCCCTGGGCTGAGAGCAGATACTGCACGACTGCAGCTTGCGCAGCTTCTGGGAGTTTGTCCGGAGTGGCAGGAGTGGCCATGAGTATTCCTTAGTTAGAAAGCTACTTCGAGTGAATCTGAGAAGGCTGCAGGAGGCAAGCCAAGATCTTGTGACTGCGAGCGGAAAGGAACTACGTCAGAGTGAAGGTCCAGTACTTTGTGCCCGTAGGCGCCAACATCCAGCAAGTCATCCTTGTTGTTGGTCTTGAGTGGATTCCACTGGGTGGTTTGGTAGATGACACCAGCACGAACTCTCTTATGCAGCAGCGCTTTGCCACTGATGAGCATCTTTAGCCAGTCACGGATACGAGCAGCCTTGGGTTGGTTGCTGGTGGTGACAGTGCGGACATGCATGCCGGTGATCTGCAGCTGTGCGAAGATGTAGTTGAACCAGAAGACCAAGCTTGCTTGGTAGGCAACATCTTCCACCACGATCAGCTGCATGTTGTACTTCATTGCTAGCAGTGTGGCATGCTGAATGGTCTCACCTGGATCCCACTTGCCCTCGTCAGTTTCCCACAGCACGCTGATGCCATCAAACACCAAGTGCGCACCAATTGCTACATTGTCCGACTTCTTGCGACCAAGCGAGGGATCAATGATGACGTAACCACCACTGGCACCAGCTTCATCCCAGACTTCTGGACAGCTCTTGATCTTGCTGACATCGATGCCACTAACTGTTCCTGCTTCCTCGTCGTTCATGACTTCGGAGAAGAAGACTTCTGGATGTCCTTGCTCCGTATCAACTCGTAGTTCTTCTAGCAGGTCCTCAACACTGCGATGCTCCGGCCAGATGCTTTCACCTTCAGCGTTGATGGCACCAGTGATGATGCTTTCCCACTCGGCACTTTCTTTGAGTTTGCGCAGAATGCTGCCAGAGTATGGATACATGTTCCCGACGAAGATGTACGTGCAAACATGAGGATCGCAAGCCTTCATGAGAGTACCAAGCATCCAGACCATGAGGCCATCTGCTAGATCGTCGTTCGCTGCTTCTTCTTTCTTCTGAATGTCGTCCATAATGACGATGTCAGGACGAACGAAGTTGATGTTCAGGCCACGAGGACTGCCACCAGCACCAATTCCTGCAAGGATGATATCACGATTGCGGAAAGTGAAGTTGGTAATGGCTTGGGAGTCCTGGGCGCTGACAGCATTCCAAGTACCGAAGATGCCACGAATGTTGATGTGCGAGAGCATCATCTTCACGTCATTCATAAAGTTGAATGCGTGCTTCTCAGTCGCACAGACAATCAGTATGAATTTGCGATCGGTGAAGAGAATCACCCAGACCACGTAGAGCTTCAGGAGAATGGTCTTGCTGAAGCCCCGTGGAATTCCCAGTGCGAAGCGGTCCTTGCCACTATTGCGTTGAGCACTGATAGTGATCTTGCTCCACATTGCCTTGAGGATACTGCAGTATCCATAGGCATAGATTTCTGTCAGAATCAGAGAGGCGAAGAAGTCCAAGTTGGTGCGAGCACCACTTATCACCTCATCACGACTAGCAGAAACTGTTGTCTGCTTGGTCTCTTCTACTGCCAGAGATTGTGACATCAGATGACTACTTCAACGCCATTCAGCAGCGTGGTGAAATCCTGACTAGCACTGTGAAGTGCCTCAGCAGCAGAAAGATCTCGCGCCTTGGCCTTCTCTTGGTAGTTCACCACGTGAGGTGCTTCTGGCGCTGGAAGTTGTTGCTGCTTTCTCTGTGCCAGCTCAGTTGCAAGTTGTGGCAACACACGACTCGGAAGTGGTGCGATAGTCTTGCCATCGATCTCGATGACTTGGTTCTCGTTGTTCTTCTTGATGAAGTGCTCAGCAGCTGTGGGAATGACGATGGTGACAGCAGTCGTGACATGGTTGTCATTTTCGCTGAGAATGGCATGACGCTTGGAGCTGTTCAGTGTTGAGAAGATCTTGGCAGCAGCTTCTGCTTTCACGTATGGCAGTGTCTTCTCGATGCGCTTGAGAGCTTCCATCTCCAGCTTGTTGATAAGACGATCGTGTTGCAAGTCTTCTTGCACGAACTCTGCACGAATGGCGCCAATCTCGCTGATAACTCCAGGTTCCTTCACCAGCTGCGAGATGTAGCTTGGCGTGACACCCACAGCTTCTGCTACGAGGTGTTGTGCTACTCCTTGCCCCAGCATGCTGATGGCCTTGTCACGAATGCTGCTCATATCTGGTACTCCTGAAGTGCCTGGGCGCCTTGGCCCTACAAACTCCTAACCTTTCACGCTGCCTAACTTGCAGTCTCTCACAGGACCCCTGTAACTGTCAACTAAGGAATCTCTGTTCGGTGGTAGTATGGTGGAAGTAATGGAGTTTGAAAAGTTTAGGAAAATTGGGGAGATGGTAATAGGAATTACGAGCGTCGACCACCTAAAAAGGCCCCCACCCCCGGCCTGAGAATGGTAGTGCAAATGATAGTGATTCGTATTCAAGGTGCTGTTGGTAAGAAAGGCTGCAGAGCCATGATGGATGCAGCCATGGGGAGGGGATTGGGAGTGGTAGTTAGGTGCTGCTGCTGGGCCGGATGGTGCCCTTGCTGGGCTGCTTGGCACGGACAACCCAGTTGTTGTAGTTGGTGCTGTGAACATCGGCAATGCTGAGGATGATGCAATCGTGATACCAACGTTCCCCGTAGTGTTGGATAGCGAGTGCCAGAGCTTCGGAGTAGGAGAGGTAATCCATGATGATGGTGTCCTAGTGGTTGGTGCTGGGATGGTGCTGGGTGGCAGGGACAGAGCTACTGTGAGTTATCCCTGCTGCTTGGTGCTAGCCCGTCTCAGATGTCATCCATGCTGACGGTATCTTCGGCCGCCTTAGCTGCGAGCTGCTTGGTGATGTGTGCGATGCGGCCAGCAATCTCACCTACCAGTGCTGCCTTGGGGCCAGTAGCATCAGCGTCAGCAATGAGGGCAAGGAGCTTGTCAGCATCGTCCACCGTGGCAAGACCATGGTTCTTAGCTGCCAGCGTTGCAAAGCGCTTCTCCACGAGAGCAAGGATGCCAGCGAGTTTTGGATTGGCACTATGCTTTTCGACCAGCGTGCTGCGAGTCGCACTGGTAGCGAACCAAGCTGTGACTTCGTCGCGTGTGAATGTGATGCTTCCACGACTGGTGCTGCTTTCAGCGTTCCATGCCAGCAGTGCAGGAATCGTGTAGTCGCTCAGTTCGATGGTTCGTGCATCAGGATTCGCTGCGAGCGTGTCACGAAGGCGATCGTTTCCGATGGCTTGCAGTGCGCTGCGAATCAAGTCTGTCAGTCCTTGCGAGCGTTCGCCTTTGATGGTTCCTGCGAACTCTGTGAACTGGTCTGCTGGCAAGACTGCACGACGAATGCGTTCAGCATCGCTGAGAGGTTTTTCCTTCGTGCTGCGACGATCCGCACTGAGCATGATTTCGCCGAGTTTGATTTGTGGGACGACTGTGTCGATTGTGGCTTGCTTTGCGTTGATGATGGTCATTTGATGTTCGGAAACATCCTTGCGATATTCGCTTTCAATCTCGGCGAGTTCGCGTCCGTCATTCGCAGCGGCAATTTGAGCTTCTTCAATGCTGTTGAATTCGCCCAACGCTTCTACGGATTCTGGTCCGCTCGTCATCCAAGGAATGAAAACCTTACGCATTTCAGTTCCTGCCTTTCGTTGGTTGCGTAGCGAAGATGCTACAGGAACAAATGTAGTCGGTTTCTGTGGATTCGTTGTCAGTTTCTCGCAACAGTTTGAGAGAATGTTGTAACAGTTAGTAGTTGATTCGCTGCTTGCAGTCGCTGTTAGCTGTGAGCGTTGTTAGTAGTTGCTGACGATGTTTCTGGCCCAGAGTTTGCTACGTGCGCATCGCGATTGGAGCTAGTTGCAGCAGCTTTCGCAGTCTCTCTGAGCGCAGCGAGCTTGGCACTTCAAACACGAATGTGAATACGAATCATTCTCAGTTGTGTTCGTACTACGATTCGCATCACGATGTTAGCACTTACTTTCGTAGTCTTTGCTAGTTAGTTGTTGCTCACTGTTAGCAGCAGTTGACGAGCTAATTGCACGATCAGTTGTAGAATAAACAAGTTCTAGTTTCTCGTAGTCTGAACTCTGTTAGTTTCTTCCCTGTCTTCTGATTCCCGCGTAATGTGTAGCCCGTAAGTCGTGAGCCTTTTCCCTGTTTCCCGGTCCCTTTCAGTCTGTCATAGTTACTATCTCATTCTGTCTATCTCTGTTAGTATCTCTTCCTCTCTTAGTCTCTCTTAGTATCTATGTTTTCATTATGATATTTTTTAAAGTGGGGGATATAATATATACATACATCAATTGTCAGAGGGGGAAACTAATAGAGAATGGAGAGACTGAGATACTAGCAGCGCAAACGGGTGAGAGGCCGGGAATAGGTGAAAGCGTGCAGACCTTACGCCCTACGGGCTACGCGGGAATCGTCTTGCAGTCGGGAAACTGAGGAACGTCAAAAAACCAAGACTACCAATCTTCCCTCTTACTATCTCTCAACCTAACCTGAGGAACGTCAAGAAACAGAATCTACCGAGGTTCGTGGAACTAAGAACAAGAGAGCTGCTAGCCTGAGCGAAGCGACACAGGTGCTTCAAGCTGCTAGCTGTCACTAATACGAATGATGTTGATGGTGAGAATGCTGATGAGCATGATGATCGTGCAACTGTGAGAGTTTGAAGTGCTTATGACGTTCCTCAGACTGTCAGCAGCTAGCAGCGAATGACTGCAACTAAGCAAACTATCTCCTGCTAGTGAAGCAATCAGGGGCTTGACACAGGAAGGAAAGTGTGAGAAGA